TGTTGCTGGTCATGATTCTGCTGTTGCAACTGCACAGCAAATCACCAAAACAGAAACCTATCGTGATCCAGATAGCTTTGCTGACATCGTGCGTGGTATGCACCTTTATGGTCGTAAGATTTTGCGCCCCGAAGGTATTGTCACTGCTAAATACAACGCCGCTTAAGGAGAACATAAATGGCAACTGTTGACGTTTCGAGTGGTATTAATGCCACTACCCACCCAAGTCGTGCTATTCGCAGCATGCCTTATGTAGTTGAGACAACCCTCAACTTTGCTACTGCCACCACAACTAAAGGCTCTGCTCTTGCAGCAACCGATGTGTTGGAAGTGTTGGACATTCCTGCTGAGACTTTAATTCTCAACGCTGGCTATGAAGTCACTGCCACCATCACTGGTGATGTGACCTTGGACGTTGGTGTGACAGGCGTGGATGCCGACAACTTTATTGATGGTGCTACTCTTGCTGCTGCCACTGCTGTTGGTACTTACGCTCAAAACGCTGCCGCTTTCCAGCCCATCGTTATTGGCGCTAGTGCTGACACCTTGGACGTTCTCATCGCAACTTCTACCACAGCAATCTCTGTTGGTTCTATTCGTGTGTGGGCCGTTTTGGTTGACCTAAATGGTCGTGCTGGCCCTGCTTCTGTAGATCGTGAACAGTTGGCTTAATAGCTAACTAAACCGAGGGGCAGCTTCCAAAAGAGGTTGCCCTTTTTTTTGTTTATACATTATGTTATAATAGTGGTTTAGTGTGAAAGATAATAATGGCATATAATTTTCTTGATCTTGTAAACGAAGTGAATAGAAGACTGAATGAGGTTGAACTCACTTCTGTTAACTTTGCTTCAGCCACTGGATTTTATGCTCATAATAAAGATGCTGTTAATGCTGCGGTTAGGGACATCAATCATGTTCACTATGAGTGGCCTTTTAATCATGAAGTAAAAGAACAAACACTAACTGCTGGTACTATTAGATATGCTTTTCCAGCAGATGCAAATACAATTGATTTTGATTCTTTTCGTATTAAAGAAAATACTACTTTTGGAACTAAGACTCAAAAGCTAGCTTTAATTTCTTATGAAGATTATTTAAATGGATTTGTTGATCAAGAATATACAACAGAAACTGATAAAAGAAAAATACCAGAATATGTATTTCATGCACCAAGTTTAGAACTGGGTGTTGTAAATGCACCAGATCAAGCATATACTTTAGTATATGAATACTATCAAGTTCCTACGGACTTATCCACTTACACAGATGTACCTACAGTACCTGAAAGATTTAGGCATGTGATTATTGATGGTGCTATGTTGTATGCTTACTTGTTTAGAAGTAACGAACAAGCAGCAACACTAGCTAAGAGTAAGTTTGATGAAGGCGTTAAGCGCATGCGTACTATGTTAGTTAATAGGTATGTGAATATGCGTTCTGGAATGATTATACCAACCAAAGCTACAGCTTTTGGTGATAGGGTTAAGTAATGTCTGACGCTTGGCAAACATATGCTTTTGAGTTTAAGGGTGGATTAGTGTCTAATCTATCTCCTTTACAGCATGGTATTAATGCTCCCGGTAGTGCTCGTCTATTAAAAAACTTTGAACCTTCTGTTGATGGTGGATATAAAAGAATAGAAGGATTTGCTAAATATGACAGTTCACAAGTTCCCCCATACGGATTACCTAAAGTACATGGTAGTGGTCAAACAGGAACAACATTAATTATTGGAAATATTTTTATAACTCCAGCAGCGAATGATACATTTACTGTAGCAGGGGTTGCAGGAACGTATTCTATCACCAGTGTTTCTTATGATAATACTAATAAAAGAGCAACCCTCACTTTAAGCACATCACTAGCTAGTAGTCCTGCTGACTTAGCAGCCGTTACCTTTACAACTAAAGCGGGTTTAATTAGTGGGGTTGCTGCGTGGGAAAGCAATGTAATAGCTCTAAGAAATAATTCTCTATATAAATCAACTGGTAGTGGCTGGACAAAAATAAATATTCCTTCTTATGGAACAGTATTAGTTAATGGTGCTAGTCAAACTGGAAGTAGTCTTGTTATAGACGGTTTAACAGATAATCCAAAAGTAGGTGATACATTCACTATTAGTGGTGTAGAAAAAATATACACAGTTCTTACTACAGCAACTGTTACATCAGGCGGGGCCACTCTTTCTATTAGCCCTTCTTTAGCTAGTAGCCCTGCTGACAATGCTGCTTTAACTTGGTTAACTTCTAATTATAGTGATAGTGAAAAACTACGCACTTCTAAATATAGAATAAGCACCACTAGTAAAATAGTTGGTGTTGATGGGGTAAACTATCCTTTTATTTATGATGGTACTACATACACAGTATTAGATGCTACGACAGATTTGTTAGGTGTTTCTTTTGCTGCCTTTCATAAAAATCATTTAGTGTTTGCAAAAGGAGATCAGATTATTTTTTCTTCTCCTTACACCGATACAGATTTTAATGTTGCCAACGGCTCAGGAATCATCTCTATTGGTGGAGCAATCACAGGAATTATTATATTCCGTGAAGCACTTATTATTTTTACAGAAAAAAGTATAAGTCAAATTACTGGAAACACTTCGGCTGATTTTGTTTTACAATCTATTACAAGAAATGTTGGATGTGTAGCTAGTGATACTATACAAGAAATAGGTGGCGATATTATGTTCTTAGGCCCAGAAGGTTTAAGACTATTAGGAGCTACAGAGAGAACTGGTGACTTTAACTTAGGCGTTGTTTCTAAAGTGATACAACAAGAAGCAACTGATTTAATTTTGTCTAGTTCTTCTTTTTCTAGTGTAGTTATTAAACAAAAATCTCAGTATAGAATATTTGGATATAATAGTTCAATCACAGCAGCTAGTTCTAAAGGTATTTTAGGCACACAGATGACTGCTGATAATACAGCTAGTATTGCGTGGGCAGAAACAACTGGTATAAAATCTTATGTAGCAGATGGTGATTATAAAAACCAAACTGAAACAGTTGTTTTTGCTCATACAGACGGGTATGTTTACCGAATGGAAAGTGGAAATAGTTTTGATGGATCTAATATTATAGCTAGTTTTGCCACTCCATATGTTCCAATTAATGACCCCAGAGTTAGAAAGACTTTTTATAAACTTTTCTTGTATACTGATCCTTTGGGAAGCGTTACAACCTCAGTTAATTTAAAGCTTGATTTTGATGATGTAGGTAGTATTCAACCAGAGACAATTGTTCTTTCTAATAGTACAGGAAGTGTTGGTTTTTATGGCACAAGTACAGCAAAATATGGTACAACTGTGTACGGAGACAGGCTTAAAAGATTGTTTCAAACGCAAGTGGTAGGCTCTGCTTTTTCTGTATCTCTTCAATTTGTTTCAAATAGTACAGATCCTGCCTTTTCGTTGGATGCTGCTACATTAGAATACTCCACGCATGATAGAAGATAAGGAAATATTATGACGGGTTATGTTCGTGCTGATGGAACTAATAATATTGCTGATGGTAATATTATTAATGCTGCTGATTTGGATGCAGAATTCGATGCTGTTGTAGCAGGATTCAATGCATCCACTGGTCATAAACATGACGGCACTGCTGCTGAAGGTGCTCCCATTACTAAAGTGGGACCAACACAAGATGTGGTTGTATCTGCCAGCAGCGTCCTTCCAAAGACAACCAATGTTGTTGATGTTGGTTCTTCTTCTTTTAAATTTAAAGATGTTTATTTAACTGGTACAGTTAATGCTGCTTCATTTACAGCTTCTCAGGCTGTGTTTACTGATGGATCTAAAAATCTGGTAAGCAATGCCATTACAGGTACTGGCAATGTAGTGATGTCAACTAGTCCTACATTAGTTACACCTGTTTTAGGAACCCCCTCTTCAGCCACCCTTACCAACGCTACGGGACTTCCTGTTTCAACAGGCATCAGTGGATTGGGAGCAGGCGTTGCTACCTTCTTAGCCACCCCTTCTTCGGCTAACCTTATTTCCACTGTGACAGATGAAACAGGCACTGGGTCTTTGGTGTTTGCCACTAGCCCAACGCTGGTCACTCCAGCTTTAGGTACACCATCATCAGCCACCTTAACTAATGCTACTGGCTTACCTCTATCCACTGGTGTAACAGGCACACTTCCTGTTGCTAATGGTGGTACTGGAACAGCTTCTCCTGCCATTGTTGCGGGAACAAACGTAACGGTTTCTGGCACTTGGCCTAATCAAACTATTAATTCAACGGCAGGTGGTGGTGATGTAGTTGGCCCAGCCTCTGCCACAGACAGCAACTTAGCTGCTTTTGATGGCACTACAGGAAAACTGATTAAGCAAGCAGCCACTGTGACTATTGCTCAAGGCGGTACAGGTGCGACATCGTTTGCCTCTGCTGGTCTTGCCACACTTACAGGTTCAGAAACTTTAACAAACAAAACCCTAACCTCACCAACACTGACAACACCAGCACTTGGCACACCAGCAAGCGGTGTATTAACCAATGCCACAGGTTTACCTTTGACCACAGGTGTTACTGGCATATTGCCAGCAGCCAACGGCGGTACAGGCGTAGCAAACAATGCGGCTAGTACGTTAGCAATTTCTGGTAACTTTGCAACTACGCTGACTGTTACCGGAGTTACTAATGTAACTTTGCCAACTTCTGGTTCGTTAGGCTATCTAAACATTCCTCAGTCTGGTGCTGCTAAAACAGCTAGTTACACATTACTAACTGGCGATGTTGGTGAACTCATTGAGGTTGGTTCGGGCGGTTCTATTATTGTTCCGGACGCAACCTTTGCCACAGGAGATGCCATCATTATCTTTAACAATACGAGTGGCGCTATCACGATGACGATGACAATCACAAACGCCTATATTGCTGGAACTGACGCAGATAAGGCAACAATCAGTGTTGCCACAAGAGGCATGGCTAACATCCTGTTTATTACTGGCACGACCTGTGTAGTTACTGGAAACGTGAGCTAAGAATGGCATTAGTCCTTAAAGACCGAGTCAAGACCACGACCACAACAACTGGTACGGGTACTGTCACGCTTGGTGCTGCGGCTACTGGCTATCAAGCCTTCTCTGTCATTGGTGACGGTCAGCAGACTTACTATGTGATCTCTGACGCAACAGACTGGGAAACTGGCATTGGGACGTACACGGCTTCTGGCACTACTCTCTCGCGTACGCAGGTCTTTGAATCCAGCAACAGTGATGCGCTAGTAAACTTTGCTGCTGGTACTAAGGATGTGATCGTAGGCTATCCATCAACGGCTACAGCAGGTGGTGTGCCTAACTGTGATAACAGCAGCATAGGTACTGATCTATCTGGCTGGTCTACGTTTCAAGCTGCGCTACAGAGTGGGGTGACTGGCGGTACGCTGTTTGGGAATAACAGCACCAATGGGATTGTTTCTACGTATAGCTTGGTTTATACAGCATCCGGTGCTTATTCCGGCGGGGTATTAGCCCCTAATGGTGATATATATTTTGTTTCTTCTCAAGCAAATAGAGGACAAAAAATATCAATTACTGGTGTTGTTTCTACGTACTCTTTAGTTTATACAACTCCTGAAGCTTATTTTGGTGGGGTTTTGGCATCTAACGGTGACATTTATTTTGTACCAGATGCCGCAAATAGAGGGCAAAAAATAAATGCGTCGGGGGTAGTTAGCACTTATTCATTAATTTATACAACTACAAATGCTTATCAAGGTGGTGTATTAGCCGCAAATGGCGATATACAATTTATTCCAAGATATGCTAACAGAGGTCAAAAAGTATCAATCGCTGGAGTGGTGTCTACTTACAGTTTAGTTTATACAACAGCAGGTGGTGGTTATGTGGGTGGAGTTTTAGCACCTAACGGGGATATACATTTTGTGCCAAGTGCCGCACAAGTTGGACAAAAAATATCTGCTGCGGGTGTGGTGTCTACTTATTCCTTAGTTTATACAACATCAGATGCTTATCAAGGCGGCGTGTTAGCCCCCAATGGAGATATACATTTTATTCCGCATAGTGCAAACAGAGGGCAGAAAATATCTGCTTCCGGCGTGGTGTCAACCTACAGTCTAATATACACAACAAGCACTGCCTATAACGGCGGAGTATTGGCCCCTAGTGGCGATATTTATTTTGTTCCCAAAGAAGCAGTGGTTGGTCAAAAAATATCCGCAGCAGGTGTGGTTTCTACATATAGTTTAGTTTATACAGCGTCAGGTGCTTATTCTGGTGGCGTTCTTGCTACTGATGGAAGTATTTATTTTGTTCCTAATAGCGCAAACAGAGGCCAAGAAATCTCCACGAATCCCGGTCAGCCATTAGGCCTCGGCGTATGTCTGAGTTCATTCCTTAATA